CAAACCTTGAATAAAAGATGTCATACATATCAGCCCTAAAAACCTCGGTATATAAGGAATATTTGTCAAGCTCCTTATATGATCATATTTGTGGCCCGCAGTTAGAAGATGCAGGTGTGAAATATGTCCCACCCGATATCACAGATGAATTCACCCCAATTAAGACTCAGAATGTTCACAAATCGAAACCAACAGATGTAAGACTTCCATCACGAATTAACAATCCACTGATTCCATATAATGTAACTATAAGGAAATACATAGACTCAAAGTGCAAAGATATGGATCAATCGATACACGGACATCACCAGGGTCAATTGACTAGCTTGGAATATGTGATTGGGAGACTTCAAGAGCATGATCAGTTACCTACAGGAGTGATCCGATATGAGATGGACGCTCTAAAAGCATTTGCACGTCAGAAATATTCATTGCGCGAAGAATTGATCAATCTTGCAAGTATGGCATATGCTAAAAGGGCAACGCAATACGATCTTTCCATAGCTGCTAAAGCACCTGTCCCTTTTGCAATTTCACCTACAATATCGTCATCTTATATGCCATTTATTGTCATGATACAGCGGCTGAGAGTCCATATTTGTAAAGAGTCGACATTCCCCAAATTTGACCCCATACTTCCAAGTAGTACCAATATGGAGGCATGCTACACTATGTTCGACAATGGAGTGTATGTATATGGGATGAAATCTGAGGGGATCACATTTTTCTTAATATCATGTGGAGGACATTTCAGGATATATCACTCACACCTGGGTTATTGGTTTGCAGGACCAAGCAGTTATCTTGACTATTTGTTCTCTATTGCTGACATCATGAATAATTTGGATATCCTCAAGGGATGTGATGAATATCAGTGGGCTACAGAGTTTTTCAATCTCATGATCCAATTTACAGAGACCGAAGGGCAACATAATAGGCAAGTAGACTTCATGAAAGGTATGGAAGGTTTACTTCTCAATTTATCAGATTATGATGAAGAGTTTGCTATGAACTGGAAACCGATACTGGAGGGGGCATACGAGTTATGGTTATTGGATAAATCAATAAATCTTGTTGAATATGATTTCGGGCTAGTCATGGCTCTTATGCGTGGTCAAGAGTTTGTTTATCCTGAAAACTCACATTTGTGCAAACTACTACATACATGCAAAACCATATCACGTACGCATCTCCAGGAGTTATCAGCTCTGCATAAACTCATATTTTATGCCGAAGTAGATGCGGAAGCTGGCGTCATGAAATTCCTGAAAAGAGTACATACACCAAGAAACATCGACCCCCATGCTGTCCGAAACCTTACAAGGTTAGCAAAATGCCAATTTCTTATTGCATACAGGAAGAAGCACAATTTCCTGCCGAATATTATCGGGCCAAAAGAGAAGACAAAACTGCTCGAAGTGTATTGTCAGAAGGGGGATTATAACACAATAGAAACGTTGAACCTGAGTTGGTGGGATGACATTAAGATATTCAATTGTATGGACAACACGCTGACAAACGATCCCCTTGAATTTGCGAAAGACAAAGGTGCTGTAAAAGAAAAGGTTTCATATGGACCAGGAGATAGTAGAAAAGAGCTGCTCCAAGTGATAGAAAGAGAGGACTACACGCTGAAAGATTTCTTTGCTTCTAAGAAAATCGTTGCGAAGTTACAGAAGGTGATACGAACAAATCAGAAATTGACAGCAGTACATATTGAGGATATAGTTAGACTGATAGAAAAAGAGAGAGAACAGAAGATAGAAGCTCGTCTATTTGCCAATGGGGAATTATCTAATAAACATGCATTGAGCTTGATAACTACCAGAATGAAGAAAGCATTGGGGTACTTCACGGAACAATTGATGACTCCCACCGATAAGAAGAGAAAATCATTGATACACCAGGCGGCTAGAGACCTGCAACAGCCAGACAATTACTCATTACTGCTAGATATAGAAGGACACAATCAATCAATGCAGCATGCCAACACCAGTGAATTGACGGAATTCATAGGAGAATTATTTGGAGAAGTTGGATGGGGAGAACTGGGTCATTATTTCTCTAGCATACACATATATCATTATGATGAATATGTAGATAAAGTAATAGTTTCAGAGGGTCAATTAGGCGGTATTGAGGGATGGTTAAATCCTCTTTGGACTTTGCATACGACTCTCATGTTGAAATTGTTAAGGGTAATGACCGACCTCGACGTGAAAACAATCATGGTGTATTCTGATGATGTCAATGCAATATTGAAGATCAAGCAAGCTGATGAAATGATGGTACAATCGGTGTTCAACAAGATAGTACGTCATTGTTATGCATTTGGCATGACAATAAAGTACTCACAGACAAATCTTTCAAAACACAGAATAACCATGCTCCGGCAACATTACGCGGATGGTGTACGTGCAGATTCAACACTGAAGAAACTGATATCTATCAGTGCAGGGAACAATTCAATGATTATGTCTGAAGAGATAGAAGTGGCAGGGATATGTTCATCTTCATCATCAGCGTTGGAATTGAGCAATCATAATGAAGCTTGTGCTTATCTCAAAAATTATAAGATCGGATTATTACTTGTAAGGCTCCCTCAAATGATATTGGCAAGACCATCTGATAATTCTATCATCTCACAAGAACATCTCCCAGAAAAATTGGCTTCTCTCTTGTATTACTCAAAGTCTGATCAGCAGGAATTGGATTTGAGGACGAATCCTGCACTATTTCAGGCAGCGAAGAACGACATAGGTGCATACCTAGAGAGAAATGAAGGAGAAATGAATACCCCATTGTTGGAGTCTGTGCTCAGATCCATTTATTCTGAATCGGTTGCGGAGTATAGACTAGTTGACAATCCTGACAGGATATTGTACCTGCAAGTGTATGACAATTTCCTTCAAGACTTACTATTCTTTTGGTGTTATCTACCTACCACAATCGGAGGACTAGGTGGTGCTCTCCATCTCAATCTCATACTCTCTGGACACAGTGTTGGATTTTCCAAATCGATCCATTACCTCTACCAATGGATAATCAATTACAGTTGCAATCCATCTTTCTTCCTGAAATATTTGACACATACCTTATCGATTGATAGCACTAAGGAGATCAACTTTGATGAGACAAGACTCTTGAGATCCAATTGGCCGAATGATATGACCGTGACATCCGCAACTACTAGTGTTAAACAGGCAATTAAGAGTATGGTGAAAAAGAAGACAATCAATAGGAGCGTCAAGAAACTCTTTGAGTTGGAATCACAAGCAGAAGTATTGGCAAAAACTATGATCTGCATATTTCGAGATAATTTCCATACCAGGATTGCTCAATTCTACTATGAGAATACAGCCGTACACTTTGTCGATCTGTTACTCAATAAAGTGGAGACAAGTTCGGGGCTATTGACACAAGTGAAGAAATTGACAAATTTACGCAATTCACTATGTAATCGAACAATTCAGAATATCCGAACATCCGCTACCACGACAAAGACAGTTTATCATGTGTTCACTGGAGCCGAAGATATCCTTGAAGTCCTGCTAAACCGCAAGAAGCAGATGTTCCCTGCTATCAGGTTGATCGAGGTAGAAGAAATCTTATATGATGACAAAGTCAGAGAAGTTGAGACATCCCAAGCTTTTTTGACTATACGAAGATGTAGTCCGAGCCATTATGTGAACGGAATCAAAGTATACGATGATCCAAAGGTGGGTAACGAGGCATTGTATAAGGGTGAACTCCTTGATGATGATAGACTGTTAGGGAATAAGGAAGAATTGTTAGCTGCAAAATTGGTTGCTGTGACCAAATGGATGTTAATGAAACACAACCTCCTTGCAAAAGGGCAGGAATATATAGCTGGGTTAGACTGCGTTAAGGCGTGTAATTTAGCATTGGAAACACTGACGTCACAGACCTTCGATCAATTGTTCGGATATGCGCCCACTGAGACAGGAGGAGAAATATTACACCGAATACCGAACATGCGATTTAGCTCTGCAACATATATTAGGAGTGAGATGAACAGATCACTGAACTACACTACCGATCTAAATCAGAGTCTGATCACTCGACTTGGCATGGTAGACAGTAATATAAATTTTGATTATCTAAGGATGCGATTCTTGACGTGTATGATTATGCGTGACAAATATGACAGTCTAAGACGTCTAGTGGTAAGATATGGATTCTCAAACCATATAGGTATAGTTGATGTCCAATTCGTTGAGCCCAAACGGACCTTATGCACGCTTAATCCTAGTCTGAAATCTTATGCCACTCTATTCTCTCATAAGTTCTCTGCAGTCCGTTTCAGATATCTGTCTCACTCCTACCTGTTTGAGGAAAATGTAAATGATTGGGCACTTATACCGTCATCAGCTGAGCAGTTGACAGCCGAACAGGTGGGAGAAGATTACATCGAAGACATAATATTGAGATATGCGCGAGATCTTGACAGAGATTACATGATGGTGATACCGGAAATGGTTGACTACAACCTATGGAAGCCGATCATAACAAAATTGTCACAGATAGACAAGAGGTGGGGTAGCTTATCGTCGGAGGAAGCACTTGTAGGCATTCGTACACGATTGCAACATGTGATGACAAAAAGAGCAATCCGAACTACGGTTGACAAATCACAGAGGGTACTACTTTCATTGCAAACATTGTATCTTGAAGGGGTGCAAGTACAAAGACCGATAGATGGTGAATTCACATTATTGGCAGAAAAATACGGGCAAATAGTTATGACCCGTCGTCATTCCCACAGACTATCACATCGTCTGGCAAGATACCAGGCAATCTTAAACCAATATGAAGCACATAAGCTCCAATTAGCACATTCTCTGATATTAGAGTACCTTATCACCTTTCATTTTATCACTCAGACACAAGGATTGGAAATCCGACTGGACCCCTAT